TAAGCCATGCCTGTGGAATAATTCTGTCACAGTATTGGATATTCTTTTTCTCGCACCACTTCCCGTAAGAAGTGGCTGACCCCTTTCTAATTTTTCGTCCACTGTTTTCAAACACTAATCTAATATCTAAATCAGAATGCTGTTGTTGTATCTCAACATGTTTACGTCTGTCTCCTGTAGCCCAAAATCCCTTTACCTCAATGATAATCCCATTATCCAATACGAAATCAGGAGTGTAGGATCGAATGGCAAAGTCTACCCATTTTATCTTTGTCAGTTCGTAGCGTAAACTATGATTTGCCTGTACTATTTGTTTAGCAATAATCTCTTCCAGACGAGAACGGTATCCTCTTTTTCTGACCTCGTAAAATCTTTTCTTATTATACTGCACTATTTTAACTTCATTATTCCAGTTCTTTAATTGCTAGATTATAACAGTCCGCTTTAAACTTGTAAGTATTACTTGGATCAATGTCGCCCTTCTTCTTAAAGGCTGCCTTCTCTAGATACTTTTCTTTGTCCATACATCCTAGATACCAGCCAACCATAAAGTCATTTTTAAGTCTCACGAAAGCATACGCATCACATTTTTGTTTGGTGTTATACTTAGTTACGCTACATTCATATTCGGGGAGCGGCTTTACAGAAGTTTGTTTTGTCTTAACGTCAATTCGCTTTCCGTCTGGTAAAACAATATCCCAATCATAGGTATTGGCCCACGTACCACCTAAACAATGTAAAGCTATCTGCTCGCCAAGAAATCCTGCAATGTTTCCCTTTCCCTTAAGAATTGAGTTGTGTAACTTACCTAACTCTGCTGCTTTAGTGCGAGCTAGGTCTAGCATCGGTAAACTTATTGCAACTTCTTGCATTGTAATCTAGCCCCGCCGCTATACTAGATTATGCAGATAGCGAAGCGCGGAATTTCTCATGCTAGTAGTGGCTTGTAATTTCATCATTGACAGGGACGGAAACTCACGAGTGGGAAGGTAGCCTAGTTTTCTTAATTCCTCTTTTAGTTCTTCGTCCGCTTCTCTTCGTGCAGTTACCGCCGCGCCAACCCCCGCTAGTCTCCTATCTCGCAATACTTGTTTAGCAGAGTTAAGCTGATCCGACATGTTATCTACAAGCTCTTGTAAATCTTCAATTGGGGCGTCGTCATATTCCCCTTGGGTGCTCACATTAAAGTCAGAGTCAGTTATTGATCGTTTTGTCATTTATTATTTCTCCTTCTTGTTTATCCACATAAAAAACTGTGGGTTTAATTTTGGCATTACTCACACGGGACGGCTCTTCATTCAACCTATCGCCCCAGCAGGCTTGTTTAAAAGAACAAAACTTGCACTCTGTACCTAAGATATAATTACCCGTATGGGTTCCTCGAAACATTTCTTTAACTGGCTTAAAACACCTAGCAAATTTATTTTCTTTAATAGTTTTAACGGTTTTGGCTAACTTCTGTGTTACTTGAACTGGGTCACTCATATAAGGAATGTACTTAAATTCCCCTGACGAGTGGTTAATAACCCACCAGCCTCCCGGTTCTGTGTTTGTAGCTTTTGCATACGTAGTGAGTTGCCCAACATACCCGAAGCTGTCATGGTCTTCAACATATTTTCCGTCAAGCCATTTATTTCTGTAGGACCACGGACTTGCAGATTTAATGTCGTCTACTTTATTGTCAAGAATAAGATCGTACTCTTTCTCCACCAATTTCTGTTTCTACTCGTTCCGGTTCTTTAAAAGTAGCACCAGCTTCTTTTAGGACACCTTTGAATACCGCTTCGGTAATATCCCCTATTAACATACGCAATAAGAAATGCGAAGGCGGAGAAACAGCAGCCTCCGGTTTGTTCTTTGCAAACCACAATTGACAGGTAGCTTTTCCAATGTTACTTGCTCTTAAGCGAAAATCTTTTGAGTAAGTACTTTGAAATTGCTTATGAATTGCCGCTTCCACATGCTTCACTATTCCTTTGATAGTTTCTTCGGCCATACTTACTTTGCCCGCTCGCACATCAGCAAGGTAGGTGTGTACTAAAAATTCTACAGGGTGTTCCATAATTTTAGGTATCCTCTACGGTGATAAAAGCATCTATTGTTTCTTGCTCTTCCGGTGTAAAGGAAGATGTTGCCGATTTATTTTTATGTGATTCAAGAATAAAGACATTATAATTTTTCACCCAAGTTTGGAAGGCCGCTAGAACAGCACTGTCCTCTGCTTGAACAATGTCAATAGTCTTGGTTAAATCTACTTCTGGAACTGGCTGATAAAGCATGTTGCCATTAGCCATAGGAGCACCGGTAGTAGACAGACTAATTTCATGCTGCGGAAATAGATGCCCTGCTGTCCGGTACTTTTGTAAAACTTCACCCATAATTTTAAAAGCGGTGTTGTTTTCAATTTCCCATATAACTGGCACAGGTATCCCGTCCATGCTAACCTCTTCTCCCTGAGCATTTTGCGCTTTAGCTAAACTTACCGTGCCAAAGATAGCACGAACTCGTTTCACAGACGTAATTAATTTGCGCGACTCTTCGGGAAGGTCCTTCCAATTTTTGACAAAGCCAGCAGGTCTGCCGCAATTAAATGTTCCGTCCTCGTCCATTAAATCAGAGGTTGTGAACAGCTTATAGTCATGAGTAAAAACAGACTTTACGAACCGCCCTTTCTTTCCCTTAGCATTGGGCGTAGCATATGGAAGCCAGCGAGAAAACCTAAATCGCTGGAGAAAAGGACGAAACGAAATAGTTTCTGCATAAAGAAAGTTACCGGAGCCATCATCAAAACGGAAGGTACCACCCGGAACAACCTCCATTTTGCGATTTTTCCCGTCCTGATTTACGGTCCCCATAACTGGCTGGTTCCAGATTCTCATACGACAGAGTGAGGGTCCCGACCCTGTATCCGTCCGTGTATCTCGGGGGATTCCCATGACTTCTGCCATTAAATCATAGTTATCTGTGTCTATTGTAGATATTTGTGTGTCCATATTGGCTCCTTTCAATTTAAAGATTTTACCATTATATCCATTGTTGCTAGAAAGTCAAGTGTATTATGCTACGTCCATCCAGTTTGGCCCCATTTTATATTCAATGGCCAAAGGTACATCTAAGTCTACCTGAAATTTACTAAGAAATTCTTCTCTAAGACGCTGTTCCGCTTCTTGAATTGCGGCTATTACAAAGCTATCTTCATTCCTGTATGTGTCTATAACAATGCTGTCATGTACACTATTTACAATTACACTATATAGATTCTTCTTTCGCATGTTATGCTCAACTAAAAGTAAAGTAAGTTGAACAATATCTGTCGATAGCGATTGAACTGGATAATTTTTGACACTGGTAAAATACGTTATACCTCCATGTGATCTACGCTTCGCGTCCGGAAAAGCAAACTGCCTACCGGTTGGGGTTGTCACCATACCCGTTGCCATAACTTCATCGGCAAGGGTACTGTGCCATGCAGAAATGCCTTTATACTTTTGTATAAACTGTTTGTAATAGGCTGCTTCAGCAACTGTTCTACCATACCCTGTGGCACCAAACAGTGGAGCAAACGTATGTGCTTTTGCTTCTTGTCTGGTAATGGGCTGACCTGCCTTTGTAATAACTTCAGTGGGCTGACCTGCCTTTGTAATAACTTCATCGGTATAACTATGTACGTCAAACCCTGTTTGAATTTCGTTCTTGGCAACGGGGTCATTACCTAGAAAAGCTGCGGCGCGAAATTCTAATTGAGCAAAGTCCGCTTCTATAATTTTTCCGTCAGGCCAACGGGACCGAAAGACTTTCTTTATGGGAAAGGTCTTTGCTCGTGGCATATTCTGAAGGTTGGGTGAATCTGACGCCAGCCTACCTGTAGTGGTACGATGCTGTACTAATTTTACATGCAACTTTTTATCTTGTTTTGTAAATGTGCTGATCCCATCTACAAAGGACGATAAGTATGTATCTAAAGCGGATAGGCGTCTGATATTGTGCAAAAATTCTTGAGCAGAGGTCATGTTTCGTCTACGTGCCACAGCTTCTAGCATTTCTAGACTTAATTTATTGGTACTAAACCCATGATTAGCAACCCAACTTACTTCGGGTGCCGCAAACCTTAAACCAGCAACTCGTTTTTGCGGCAAATAAATAATCCCGGTATGATTACAGGCACGACATACTCGTTTAGCTTTTCCTACTGAGCCATCCTTTTTAACTTCTAAGAGTACATCGGTGTCTACACACAATCCTCTATAATAAATTTTGGCTAAAAGCACACACAATGCATTGGTTAGTTCAATTATATTTTGCAATGGAGCGTAAGCGGGAGTAAACATTTTTCGGCGCAGCTTCGT